TGTAGATCCTTACGTTTACCGCACCGGCATTGACCAGCAGACCTTAGCCACTATCTATACAGCTATGGATGTATTGCTTGCAGTTTCTTATGGTGAAGGCTTTGGCATTCCAACCATAGAAGCCCAAGCCTGTGGCACACCTGTAATCATCAGTGACTTCGCAGCTTCAACCGAGCTACTAGGTGACGGTTGGCTAATCGAGGGTCAGCCACTATGGGATGCACCGCAATCCTCATGGTTTCACATGCCTAGCGTTCCCGGCATTGTTGATGCTCTAGAGCAGGCTTACCAGCGTGGTCGTGGCAGATCAGAAAAAGCGCAAGAGTTTGCCAAGGCGTATAACGCCGATACCGTATTTGAGGAGCATTGGAAGCCAGCCCTAGCCGTGTTAGACACTAAAGCCTACAAGCGACTATAAGCATGAAAATAGGCTGGTACACGCATCACATAGAGAATGCGCCTAACGTGGCTCTGGGTGGCTCTGTGAGTCCCACAGGGCTATTCACGGGGCAGTTTGCAGGTGGGGCAGAAATGTCAGACTACGAATACCGCTTGCAAGCACCTTTGGACTATGACATTGAGATTGTCACTCCACAGACATTTGATACACACGACATACACCAATTCGATTCAGTCATTGTCACGGGAACAGATGCGTTTACAGATGAACAGTTATACAGACTTTCAGAGTATGAGCCGTTCGTATTTGTTCATCACTTACAAACTCCACGCGCAGGACTTAACTCGCTGATTCGTAACTCTCGCTTATTTGTAACCCATACCCCGGCACACATGCGCAGAGAATTATCTTGGACAAAGCCACGCAAGACCGCGCAAGTTCTAAGCTACTTCGATACCAGTAAGTGCTATGACCACATGGATAAGAAACCAATAGCATTGTGGGCTGCTAGGAATCACCCGTTAAAAGGTCAGCTACGCGCTCACGCTTGGGCAGCTCAGGCAGGATACGAATTCAAAGCTCTAACAGACGTACCGCGTGAACAAGTCCTAGATGCAATGGCAAGGGTGGAATGGTTTGTGCATTTACCACTAGCCTTTGAGTCAGAGTGCAGAGCAGTTATGGAAGCGGTGCTTTCAGGTTGCAAGATTCACACTAACGACAACGTAGGAATTACAAGCGTTGAGGATTGGCACGATGCAGATGCACTGCGCCACAGGGTAGATAAGGCAGGCGATACATTTTGGAAACTGGTGCAGCAATGAGAATGCTTACAATCATTCCGACAAGAGGGCGCAACGATAACGCCATTAGATTATTTGAAGCGATAAATGCAACGGCAGACTTCACAGAGGTTGTCTTTGCCATAGATGCTGATGATGTTAAAACTTACAATGGGCTGATGGCAGAAACTGCTGGTTTGAATAACGTCAAGGTTTGCATTGCTGATCGTATGGGAATGAACGGAACTCTTAACCATTGGGCTTTGTGGTTTGCTCCTGACTATGACTACATCTGTTTTATGGGTGATGACCACTTACCGCGCACTGGTGGCTGGGATACAAAACTTGCAGAAGCTATTGGTACAGAGCCGGGCATTGCTTATGGCAACGATCTACTACAAGGCGAGAACCTGCCAACTGCCGTAGTCATGTCTAGCAAGATCATTAGGGCTACTGGCTTTATGTCACCGCCAGCCCTAAAGCATTTGTTCCTAGATAACTATTGGCTTGCTATGGGCAACGCCCTAGAGAACGTGAACTACTTGCCAGAGGTAATCATTGAACACTTGCACTACACAAACGGTAAGGCTGAACACGATGAAAGATACGCAGCTGTAAACACCGTAGAAATGCACAACGGCGATCAGGCTATCTTTGCTGAGTATCTAGCCACAGAATTTGCTAACGATGTTGAGAACGTCAAGGCTTGGTAATGAAGATACTTATTACTGGGCATAAGGGTTTTGTTGGTCGCAACTTTGTAAAGGCTTTGCCTGATAGCGACATAACGGGCATTGACTTAAAAGACGGCAACGATTGCAGGGATTTCTTTAAGGACAATGAAGAACAGTTTGATCTAGTAATTCACTTAGCAGCCATTGTTGGTGGTCGCGCAACTATCGAGGGTGAGCCACTAAGCGTAGCCACAGACTTATCCATAGATGCAGAGTTCTTTAACTGGGTGCAAAAGAATAAGCCTAAGAACGTGGTCTACTTCTCTAGTTCGGCTGCTTACCCGATTGACTTGCAGAACTCACACCGCAGACACCGCCTAGCGGAATACGACTTAAATCTAGATGGCGTTAGAAATCCAGACCTAACTTACGGTTGGGCAAAACTTACCGGGGAATACTTAGCGCAGTTTGTAACTGACTCAAACGTGTTTGTCTTTAGACCGTTTAGTGGTTATGGCTCAGATCAAGATGCTGACTATCCGTTTCCTAGTTTTATTGACCGCGCTCTAGCCAAGGTAGAAGTCTTTGACATTTGGGGTGACGGTGAGCAGGTGCGCGACTTTATCCACATTGAGGACATTGTTCAGGCTGTGCTTTGGCACGTTCAGACTGGATACTTTGGCACGTTCAATCTATGTTCAGGCTTTGCCACTAGCTTCAATGACCTTGCCCAAATGGTCTGCGAGGAAGCAGGCATCAAGCCAATCTTTAACCACATAGTGACCGCGCCTACTGGGGTCGAGTATCGCGTTGGTGATTCGCATTTATCGCATCAGTATTTTATTCCGCAGATTACTTTGCGTGAAGGTATCCGTAGGGCATTAGCAGAACGCAAGTAGAATAGACCTAGACTTAGGAGTTTCATTGGCAATTACAAATGGCTACGCCACACTTACGCAGGTTAAAGCGGCTTTACGCATTTCTGACAACGTAGATGACTCATTGCTAGAGATGGCTATTGAGTCTGCATCACGAGCTATTGACGGACACGCTGGCCGTTACTTCTACTCATCAGGAACAGCCACGCGCTACTACGCAGCTGACGATTCTTACCTTACTCAGATTGACGATGTTTCGGGTACAGCAATAACTCTACAAAGTTCATCTGCTGGCGATGGCGTATTTGATATCACTTGGGCAGTAGGTGACTACCAATTAGAGCCACTTAACGGCAACGTAGATGGACTTGCTGTGCCATACACACGCATTCGCGCAGTTGAGAATTACCTATTCCCGGTAGAAGCAGATCAAGCCCTAGTAAAACTAACCGCCGTGTTTGGTTGGGCATCTGTTCCAATCGGTATCACTCAGGCTTGCATCATTCAATCCAGCAGAATTTTCAAACGGCTTGACAGTCCCTTGGGCGTTATGTCTTTTGGGGACATGGGAGCTATAAGAGTTTCGCGTTATCTTGACCCGGATGTTGAACAGCTTGTTGCGCCTTATCGCCGGGTTAGGGGCTTCGCTTAATGGCTTCTATTTCAGAGCTACGCGCTGGTATAAAAACCAACTTAGCCACAATCTCAGGGCTACGGGTTTCAGACTTTCAGCCTGACAACATTAACCCACCGGTTGCCATTGTCTTTCCTATTAGTGTTAATTATGACGAGACGTTTCAGCGTGGAATGCAAACCTACACGTTCTCGGTTCAGGTAATTGTTGGGCGTGTATCTGAACGATCAGGTCAAAACACAATAGATTCCTATTGCTCAAGCACTGGAAGCAACAGCATTAAACTAGCGATAGAATCAAACAAGACCCTTAGTGGCAAGGCGTTCGATCTACGAGTTACCGATATGCGTAACTACGGGGAACTACTTGTTGGTGAGGTAAACTATTTATCGGCAGAGTTCGTAGTTCTCTGCTACGCAGACTAAGGAGCAACAAAGAAATGCCGAAATTCGCAGCCACCGATTACAAAATCACAGTGGGTGGCGTTAATCTGTCCACTTCGCTTAACAGCGTTGAACTAGCATTAGAGTCCGATGACTTGGAAACCACTGCATTTGGCGGTGACTTCCGTACTCGTATCGGCGGTCTAAAGTCTGGTTCATTAACACTTCAGTTCATGCAGGACTTTGGCGCATCATCAGTAGATGCAACCTTGTTCCCATTGTTCAACACACTTGCAACCGTTGTTATTGTTCCAACGTCAGGTACTGTAACTTCGACCAACCCAAGCTACACAGCGACTTGCCTAGTAAACAGCTACTCACCGTTTGCTAGTTCTGTTGGTGACATTGCAACATTCTCAGTTACTTGGCCAACATCAGGCACAGTCACACGAGGCACTGTCTAACCATGAAGATCAACCTGCGCGTTACTTTTGAAGATAAATCGGTAGAAGAGATATCTGCTACTGCGCGTGACCTTGTTGCATTTGAGGACAAGTTCACTAAGTCTGTTGCTTCACTAGAGACAGATTTTCGGATTACCGATTTGTTATGGCTTGCATGGCATTGGTTAGAACGTCAGGGTAAAACCAAAAAGACATTTGAAGAATGGTGCGATGACGTGGAAACTATTGAAGCGAGCGAACAAAGCCCAAAATAGTGGGGTTGGGTGACTCATCCCAACACTGGTACTTGGCTTATCTTGCATGTGAAACTGGTATTGCTCCATCAGTTTTAATGCAGGAATCTGAGCGTATGCTTTTCACTATGAGTATGTACCTGCGTTGGCGCAATAGTCAGGGGTAATAATGGCGGTTTCAAAGATAACTGGTATTGCAGAAACTGTAAAAATCCTGAATAGCATAGACAAAGAAATAGTTAAGCAAGCTAGAAAAGATTTAAGAACTGGCGCACAGCCAGTTGCGAATGCCGTCAAAGCCAACATCCCAACTGAAGCTCCTTTGCAAGGTAAAAGCGGAAGCACAAGCCCGACTCGTGGAATGATCCACAGAGGGCGTACCGGGTGGAATCCGTCTGGCGTAACTGCGAAAGTAAAAACTAACTTTTCTAAAAAAGCAGAACGCCGGGGCAATCCATTAGTTTCTATTGTCGTTGGTGGCAAAGGCAAGTTAGGTTCTGGTGCTGCTGCATTTCAAATTTCAGACATGGCAGGTCGTAAAGCTAAGGGCAAAACCGCTTCTGGTCGTGCAATGATTCGTAAGTTAAATGCTCAAAAGAAAGCATCTCGTTATGTCTACCCTGCTGCTGAACGAGAAATGCCCTATGTCACAGATCAACTAGTTGGTACAATTAGGAAATTGACTAAAACGTACAATGACAGTCTAAAAAAAGGTTAAAAAGTTATGGCAATTATTGTTCCAATTCTGTCTACCTTTGACCCTAAAGGCGTAAATCAGGCTGATAAATCTTTTGCAGGAATAACTAAGCAAGCCAACATTCTTAAAACTGCGCTTGCTGGAATTGGTATTGCAGCAACCGTAAAGGGCTTGCAGTCTACGGTATTGGCTGCATCTAATCTTTCAGAATCTATTGCTAAGACAAACACAGTTTTTGGTAAAAACGCTCAGGCAATTCAAGACTGGTCAAGAACTACCGCAAGTGCATTAGGTGTTAGCCGTCAAGCTGCTTTAGAAGCTGCTGGAACTTATGGCAACTTGTTCAGAGCATTTGGAATCAACGAACAAGAATCTGCCAAAATGTCTACGGCCTTGGTTACATTGGCTGCTGATCTTGCTTCGTTTAATAACGTACCGATTGAAGATGCCTTATTAGCTTTGCGCTCAGGTCTATCCGGGGAAACAGAACCGTTAAAGCGTTTTGGTATTGCTCTTAATGAAGCAAGACTTAAAGAGCAGGCTCTTGCGGATGGCTTAATCAAAACCACTAAAGGCACTTTGCCACAGGCTATAAAGACACAAGCCGCTTATGCCTTGATTATGAAAGACAGCGCACTAGCTCAGGGTGACGTAGCTCGTACTGCTGGCGGTCTTGCTAACCAATTAAAGTTCTTAAAGGCAGGCTTGGATGATGCTAAGGCTGGCTTTGGCGAAGCCTTGTTGCCTATTGTTCTAAATGTTGTAACGGCATTGAATAAAGATTTACTTCCAGCTATTAAAACCACAACTACGGCATTTAGTGAACAAGGACTGGCT